AGAGACAGTCTTCCAGACAATAATACTAAAAGAGAAATTAGTAAAAGAATACAACAAGCTGAAGATAAGGCCGCGAAAACCGCTGAAGCTAGGGGTCAAGGTGCCGCCGCACAGGAAGCCTCAAGACAACAATTGGCTAGGTCTTGGCTACAGCGAGAGCTTGATGATCCAACAAATAAAACCATTAAGAATGGTGTAGAAGTAATTGATGGTATTAAATTGGCGCAAAAAATAGAGGGACTTGGTTCTACAGCAGGTGTTCTATTCAAAGGTGAATTAAAGGAGATTAACAGATTAACACAACTCCTCAAGCAAACGGGCACAGAGTTTGATCCTGCGGTTCTCAATCAATTTGCTGATGACAGCATAGCCAATACTATAAGAGGTGTTAATGAAGCGTTAGCCACCAGAGCCGGATTTAATGAAAATAGCTTTTTGCAAGCATTGTCGAAAAATGACTCTGAAGGAATAGTCAGTGCGATTTTTCAAAGAGGCAACGCAGAGAAGATCAGGCAATTTAAATCAGGCAGAATTAAAATTCGTGCAGCGGGTGCGGACGGAGAACCTGTCCTTGCTAGTCAGTTTGGAGAAATAAGCGAACAGTCTGTAGCGGCTGTAGAACAGGCTGCCATGGGTCGTATTCTTAGATCTCTTGGTGATGTTGACTCTCCTGCATTTCGTGAGGCTTTTGTTTCTGGAAGACTGGGATCTAAATTACAAAGCACATTAGAGGGGTATGGCAGAGAGTCAATGGAGGCCATGTTTGGCAAACAGGTTTCTAATGATCTTTTTAAACTAGCGGACAATATGGTAGCTGTATCCAATGCTCCAATTGCTGGTAAGGGTGGTCTTGCAGCACCTCAAATTGCTATTGGGTTAGGTATCTATGGCATGCTTACAGCACCTTTAGCCACGCTTCCAGCCGCCGCGTTTTATCTAGCGATGTCAAATGCCTTACGCCGTCCTGCTGTGTTAAAGGTTTTGTTAGCGAGTCGTCAACCTGGTGCGGATAAGATAGGACAGGCTCTTCAAATAATTCAAACGAGTGGACAACAAGCTCTTCAAACATTGGGTAGATCGGATGAAGGTCCTACAAAGATGCCACCAGAAGTAAAAGAATTAGCAAATACCGCAGTGTCACAGGCTGCGCCTATTGCTCGATCTGTGGCTCAAACAGTAACTTCTCAAGCTCCAAATGTGCAGGCCGCAACTTCGGGTACGGCGGCACAAGTTTCACCACTTTTATTACCTGACCCTGCGACACAAGCGTTGGCGCAGCAATTAGGAAGGACAACACCATGAACAAAGATAGATTACGCGAAGAGATCGCGGAAGACGAAGGATGCAAGTACGAGATATATTTAGATCATCTAAATTTACCAACCTGTGGAATCGGTCACCTCATCCTTGAGACTGACGAAGAATACGGCAAACCCGTGGGTACGGTTGTTGAACAAGAACGTGTACGAAAGTTATTCGCGCTTGATATGGCGGTAACGATTGACGAGTGCAAAGTTCTTTACGAGGACTTTGAAGACCTGCCCGAAGAAGCACAGCATATCATTTGCAATATGATGTTTAATATGGGCAGGCCGCGTCTTTCCAAATTCAAGGGTATGAAGGCTGGCGTTGATGCCAGGGACTGGAATAAGGCCGCAGACGAGATGGTTGACTCCAGATGGTATACGCAGGTTCCGAACCGAGCTAGGCGTTTGGTAGACCGGATGAGGGCGTTAGCCGAAGACTAGACCACACACAAAGCTGATGCACCAAAGGATGATGAGGATATCTCTTGTCATCCTACCTGCCCCCAGTTGTCTCCCAACTCCTGATCAACCTTGCTTGGCACCTTGAGTTCCATGCTTGTCTCCATGATCTCCTTGATTCTTGACGCTTGCTCCTCGGACTCGACATTGAAACAAAGCTCGTCATGCACCGTCAGCAAGGGCACCAACCCCTCCTTGTAGCACTCTGCCATAGCAACCTTGGTTTGATCTGCCGCAGAACCCTGTATAAGCCTGTTCAGAGCCTTGTAAGTAAAAGCCCTACGCAATACAGGTCCGTACTCTTTCTCGGCCTCCTCGCGCTTCATAGGCTTGTTATAGCCAAATGTTTTTGGCTCCCACATATCAAACCTGCATAGCCGCCCCGATATCGTTCTTATCTGCCCATGTTGACTAGCTTGCGCTGACACCAAGTCAGCCAGACCCTTCACGAATGGGACTTTGTTATGATAGGTGCTCAAGAGTTCCTTGGCTTGTGTCGTATCAATGTCCATCGTATGTGACAGTTTACCCACGCCCATACCATACATAATACCCAGATTGACAGTCTTTGCCTGCTTGCGGCTAATACCTGCCATGTCAGCCACCATCTGATGAAAGTCAGCATCGCCTCGATGATACTCGGCAACAACCTCGTCAATCATTGGACTCCGGTACTTAGGACCTACACTAGCGCACCAATGCACCAAGAGCCTTGGCTCTTGGCTTGAATAGTCAAAGCTGCCCCACTTGCACCCCTCGTCTGGTACAAACAGTCCTCGGATCATGGCCTTGATCTCTGGATCCCGTGCAGGGATTTGCTGGAGGTTTGGGTTGCTGGACGAAAATCTGCCTGTAACCGTGCCACCATCATCAGACCGAAGCTGATGAAACTCGCAATGTATGCGTCCGTTATGTGCAAACTTGAGGATGTTATCGATAAAGGTATTGGTTGCCTTGTCTAGTTCACGCAATCGTAAGATTTTTGCTGCAATAGGATGGGGACAGGCTTGCAGGAACGCCTTGGTAAAGGAGGGCTGACCGTTGTTCTCTGTCTTGTTGTAATATATTCCATGATGATCAAACACAGACGCTACGCTTCTTGCCACCCACGGCTCTACGTTAATACCTGTCTCGTGCTTAATCTCTTTGATAAGATCCTGCTTCCTCCAGCTTAACGTCTTCTTGACCTGTTCGGCGTTATCAACGTCTACCTTTACGCCCTTCTCACGCATATCTAACATGACTGGTATCAGAGATGTCTCTATGTTGAACACATCCATAAGGCTTTGCTGTTTCAGTTCGACCTTGAAATGATTCCATAGCTTGAGTGTAAGTTCGGCATCTTTTTCGGCATATGCACCTACGAACCGTGAGTTGAGCCGCCACATCTCTCCTTTGGGATCGAATCCGTAGTCTTCTGCCGCTGCACGCAATGTTCTTTCGTCTTTGCGCTCGCCTAAGTAATCTCTTGCCAAGTTATTAAGACTGTAACTAAACCTGTTCTCGTTCAGCAGTGGCGCGGCTACCATGGTGTCGATTATCGAGCCCTGGATCTTGACTCCTGCCCACCGCAACCAGCCTGCATCATAGGTGGCGTTATGCATGACCTTTGGAATGTCCGGCGTGGCAAGCTGTTCTGCCAGCCACTTCATGACCTTGTTTTGTGGAATGTTACCGCCGCCCTCATGTGCAATGGGGTAGTAGCCAACAAAGTCTCCGGCAGCAATCGCCACACCAACGATGAAACCATCACCTCGTGCCCACCCTGGACCTAGGGTCGTAAGGTTAGGATCACTAGTCTCCAAGTCGATAGCCATGAACTTACAATCGCGCAGGTCTGGAAACACTTCTGGTGGCACCCAGTCCTTCTCAATCGTGTCCAAATCCAACCTGTTTAGGAACGTAATCTGGCTACTTTCCTTTGCCATCTATCTCTCCTCCGAGACTTGCATATCCTGCTATATCAACCCACGAGTCTGTATGTGTGGGACTGACAATTAGTCTAGCAAGTTTCAGAGCCATAAGACACTGATAAACTTGAGAAACCGAAACATCCTGCCCTAGGATCGTGCTCCAGAGTTGTGCAACACGTTCATGATTTTCGTATGCATCACCATAATCCTCGGCTCTCGGACCATTGACCAAGTTCTTGGCGGTATCAAGTAACTTATCGCGTTTCATTTTGTGCCTCATCCATGTATACGTTTGGCCTTATTGGGGGTCTGCAAATATGAGGTATTGAATCTTGATACTTGTGTATGTCGTAGAGGTGTCTGTTACCACTGGTCATACCACTGTAAACCCAAAACGCATGATCAATCTCATATAATTCCTTATGCCTGAGTTGTTCTGCATATTCTTCAGGCACTAGGTCTCTGTTCTGAAACCTCCAATGCAATTTTGTAAGTTTGCCAATGGCGTGATATGAAAGATTAGTGTGAAGAGAATAGTTTTGATACCACCTATAAAAGCCTTGATGTTTTCCAAATAAAGACACGTTAATAACGGGGCAACGCCATATTTCATCCTGATCTTTATCAGAGTATTTCATTTCCTGAGATTTCTCAAAAATTTGTTTACAGACCTCTTTTAGAGTTTTACCTCTTAAAATTTGTTGATTGTGTATTCGTGTTCCATCCTTAGTTATCCAAACAGGAACAACAGCTTCATATCCAAAGAATTGTAAAATATCTATTTTTCTATAAGCATCGCTCATATCTGGTAACTCCTCTCATGCTTCTTCCTCTAGCTTTTTAAAAAAGTATGGCTCTGTAATGCACCCAGCAAAATTTCTCTTAATTGATGGGCGATCTAAACAATTCGTGCAGACATCACCACGCTCCAATGGTTTTAACCTGTCGTAATATGTGCTCCACTTGTGACCACATGTGTCACACAAGTAGAAAGCCTCATATTTCATATTGTGTACCTATACGGTGATCGTGATTCCACGACATGTAGATTGTGCCGTGCTCGTGTAACAGCGGTGTAAAAGACTCGATGCTCGTCATCCTGATCAGGATTGTTTACCGCTGGGTATGAGGAGTCGGTCAGTAACAAAATATTGTCATCCTCGCCGCCCTTCATACGGTGAATGGTGGATAGACTGATGCGAGGCTTTGTAAGATCCTCACCACGGCGGCGAACAGCCCCCATGTAACGGATATCCTCGTTGGACATATTGACCACCACCTCTGGCCTCAACTCCTGCGGTGCAATCAATCCATGCTCGGCAACCAGATTGTCATAGTTGTGTGATCCTTGCGGATCGACAGCATCAAACGTCTTTGCTGCGGCACGTTTCAATAACGCCTTGTCCCCTGACTTCGGCATGTAGGTGTACATCTTCTTGATCTCACCCACACTGGCAGTCTCGCCCCTTGCTAACCGCTCCCATACGTCCATGGCCTCAAGCAGTTCAAGCGAGATCACAGACTTGCCAAACCGCTCAAACAAATAACCATCATCGCGTAAACTATTGTGAATTGCGTTCAAGGCTTTGTTGGTTCTAGCCATAATCGTCCACGAACCTTCATCAATATTCACATCATACCAGTTCATGTGAAAGTCTACAGATCCGGCCTCGTCTCTCGGACTCCACTTCTTTTCCTGTCTGATATGAATCCTGTTAACAATGTCGTTAGCCAAATCAAATACGGTGGCTGGGACTCGATAACTCTTATTCAAAACCACTTTATTATCACAAGCATTCATGAAACTATGCAGATCAACACCGTTCCAACGGTGGATACACTGATCATCGTCCCCTGCGTACCAGACCTTGGCGGCTCTTTCCTTTAATATATTTATCTGCTTCCACTGTAACGGCGTTAAATCCTGCGCTTCATCTACAATCAAAATCTCCAAGGCAGGTCCTGTGCCCTGGTTAACAAACAGTTCAATCATGTCCGTAAAATCAAACTTGCCAGTATCAGACTTATATTCCTGATATATCTGTTCCACACGGCGCAACATCGACCAATGCAGGTCATAGTCCCCAAGGTCGTTGTACTCCTCCTCCAAGGACACACAGCG